ACTCAAGTCCATCCCCAACCTGCGGGAGTTCTTCCTGGACGAGGCCCAGGAGCTCGTGAACCCTGTGGACTTCGACACGATCGACCTGTCCATCCGCGACATCGACGCCGTGAACTCGGTGAAGATGGCGATGAACCCGACCGACATCCACCATTGGATCTACAAGCGGTTCTTCAAGAAGCCGGGCGTCCCCTACGACTTCAACGGCGTTGTGGACAACGTCCGCTACATTCACACGGATTTCCGCGACGTCCTGTCATACCTTTCCCCTTCCTTCATCGAAATGGCCAGGCGCTGCGAGAGGGAGAACCCGGAGAAGTTCGCCAACATCTACCTTGGCGACTGGGCCATCAAGCGCTCCGGCCTCATCTACCAGCGCTGGGAGCCATGCACCCTGGCTGACATTCCTCTCGGCCTGGAATGGTGGTACGGCAACGACTGGGGCTACAGCAACGATCCGGACGCCCTGCTTCGCATGGCCTTCGACCCGCTGACCCGCACCCTGTACGTGGTCCAGGTGATGTATGAGACCGGCAAGCTGCCGCGCGACGTGGCGCAGGCCGTCCGCCGCGACTGCGAGGCCAGGGGCGCGGACTGCGACCGCACCCTGGTGTACTGCGATCCCGCCCGCCCTGACAGCATTCAGGAGCTTCGCATGCAGTACGGCATCAACGCCGTCCCCGGCATCAACCGCGACAAGGTCGGGCGCATCGGCTATCTCCAGGGCTTCAAGGTTCGCTACGTCGGCCAGGCGATCGGCGACGAGGTGGAGACCTACTCCTGGGAGCCCAGCAAGGAAGACCCGGAGGTGTTCACGGACAAGCCGCAGGACGGCGGAGACCACGCGATGGACGCCGCCTCCTACGCGACAACCCACCTGCGCCGGCTGGCCATCGCCAACGACGACGGAGACCTGCCCGGCGTCCAGCCGAAAAACTTTGGAAACATATCAACGCCCGAAATGATCCGAGAAAAGATTTTCCCTGAAAGGGCGAAGATATAGGCGTAACGAAAAGACCGATAGGGGGAACGGTCGGAATTCCCCCGCGTTTGCTATTTTGGGGCACAAATAAAGCGATTACCATGTTTGGACTGAAAACTGTACGGGTGAAGGACTTGGAGGCCCGTGAAGCGAAAATAACCGCCCTGGAAGCCGAGGTGAAGGGCTACTACGAGAACCAGAAGGCCGGGAACGCCTACTTCTCCGCCATCGCCCCCCTGCTGCGGGGGCTCGACCTTGACAACATCAACGCCGCGATCAGGCGTTCGGAGCTGAAGGAGGCATACGAGACCAACGCGCCTGCCTGGGGCATCATCAACAAGATCTCCAAGGCCGTCGGCGAGATGTTCACCTTCCTGGAGCTCCAGCGGTGGAACGGCAAGGAATGGGAGGACGTCGAGCAGCATTGGCTTATCGATCTCCTGCACCATCCCAACGACCGATACAACTGCAAGCGCTTCGGCGAGGGATGGAGCATCAACAAGCTGGTCTATGGAGACGCGACCGTCTATGCCCCCAAGCTGGTCGGGATGCGCCTGGGCGAATGCGAGGAGATGTACCTGGTCCCCGGCCACCGCGTCGGCATCGAGAAGGGCGGCTACAAGGCGCCCATGAAGGGCATCAAGATCACCGGAGGCAAGACCCCGGAGCTCATCCAGTCGAAGGACTTCTTCATGTCGTTCACGTACAACTTGGACGACACTTCCTTCTACGGGACGTCCCCCCTGATCGTGGCGGCGATCTATCTCTCCATCATCGACAAGGGCATGGCCCGCCAGAACGTCTCCCTGGAGAACGGCGGCCCGACCGCGATCGTCACGCCAAAGGCCGACAACCTGGGCGTCATGCCTGCGATGGCCGACGCCGTCACAGACGAGCTCAACGGTAAGGAGGTCAAGGGACAGATCAAGGCCCTGCGCACCGCCATCGAACTGCACGAGCTCGGAGCGTCCCCGGTGGACCTTGGCATCCTCGCCAGCCACAAGGAGGCCATCACAGCCCTGTGCTTCGTGTACGACATCCCGGTGGATCTCTACTACGGCCAGAGCAAGTACGAGAACATGAAGGAGGCGAAGAAGTCGCTCTACGAGGGCAACGCCATCCCCCTGGCCAACGAGTTCGCCGCAGACCTGCTCGCCCACTTCGGCATGGAAGACGAATTCCGCCTGGTGGTGAACACCGACAAGATCTCCGTCCTCCAGGACGATCCTTCGGACGTGCTGGACAACCTGAACAAGATGGGCGCCACGCTGAACGAGAAGCGCGAGGCCTACGGCTACGAACCCAGGCCGGAGCCTTGGGCCGACTTGCCGATGGTCCCGATGTCCACGATGTTCGGCAACGAAGGCGTCAACGACATCGACGAGACGGAAGAATAGCGGATGCCTTCCAAGAAGAAGATAACCCCGGCGGAGCGCCGGCACCAGGACTACCTGCGGCGGAAGACGCTACGGGTAGCCTCCGTCTATGAGACGCGCCTGGAGGTCGCCCGCCGGAAGGAGCTTCGGAGGGTCCTGGCCATGTCGAAGGACTACGACAACCCGATAGCCCTTATCCCCCTCATCGAGGGGCAGATAGACGAGGTGCCCTATCTCGGCAAGTGGTGGACCGGCCTGATCACCGAGGCCGGGCTCCCCATCGCCAAGTCAACCGCCAGGGACCTGCGGGCGATGAAGGCCGCCGACGAGGACGACGTCTGGCTCGGCTCCCTGCGCAGCTACGCGGTCACCCGCGCAGGCAGCGAGATCACCGTCGTCACCGGCACCTGGAAGGACACCCTCGTCCGCCTGGTCAGGCAGATCCTTTCGGAAGACGCGACGCGCGGCATCGAGAAGGTGGCGAAGGAGCTCTACCAGCGATACCTGGCGACCATAGAGAAATGGCAGTGCCGGCGGATCGCCCAGACGGAGGCGATGATCGGTGCGGCCGAGGCCGCGAACGACGCCGCGCAGACCTTGAGCATCCGCTTCACGAAGGAATGGTGCATCAGCGGCCTGGACAACACCCGTCCCAGCCACGAGATGATGGACGGCGTGACGGTGGACGAGGACGAGCCCTTCGTGCTCCCCGGAGGGATGCTGATGTACCCCCACGACACCTCCATGCACCCCGACGCCGGGGAGATCATCAACTGCGCCTGCGCCTGCATCAGGCGTCCGAAAAGGTAGCCCCTATCAAAATGACCGATAGGGTGGCGTATTGCATACGCCGTCAAAAGTTCTACTTTTGTGCGAAACCAAACCTGGACGCACAAAATGAAGCGCATCCCCATCCAATTCAAATCCGGCCCCGGCGAGGGGCTTGAGACCAAGCACGGAGACGCCCGTTTGGAGGTGAAATCCACCGACGAAGGCGGCATCCTGCACATCAAGGCATACGCCCTGGCTTTCGGAAACATCGACAGCTGGGGCGACATCATCATGCCCGGCGCCCTGGATGAATTCCTCAAAAGCGACCAAGCGGACCGGATGGCCCTCTGCTACCAGCACGAGCGCCGCACCGTCATCGGCAAGATCACCGACAAGGGCGTGGACGATTACGGCATGTGGATCGAGGCCGACATCCTCCCCACCACCGCAGGCAACGACGCCGCGATCCTCCTGAAGTCCGGCGCCGTCAAGGAGTTCTCCATCGGCTACCGGGCCGACCGCTATCACTACGAGAAGCGGGAAGGCTACGAATACGACATCCGCATCCTGGACGCGATCACCGTCTATGAGGTGTCCCCGGTGACCATCGCCGCGAACCCGGCCGCGATCATCGTGAGCGCCAAGGCCGACCCGAATCACACTGACAACAACAACCCCAAATCCAAAAAAACTATGACCCCTGAAGAGATCAAAGCGATGCGCGACAGCATCGAGAAGGAGGCCACCGAGAAGGTCGCCTCCGAACTGAAGGCCAAGATTGTGGAGATCCAGGCCAAGCAGGAGAAGATCGATGCCCAGGAAAAGGCCATCGAGAATCTCGACAAGACCGTCAACGACCAGCAGCAGACCATCGACTCCCTGAAGTCGCAGCTGCAGGAGAAAGCCCGTGAGACCTTCATGGGCGCCTTCAAGTCTGCGGTCGAGGAACACAAGGACGCGATCGAGAGCCTGATCAAGTCCGGCAACCAGAACGGCTCGATGAAGTTCGAGTTCGACTACGAGCGCAAGACCGACTACGACGTGACCGTCGCCGGCGACATCACCCGCATCGCCTGGGGCGGCGTCCTGGACGACCGTATCTCCGGCGCCCGCGCCCTCCCGTTCCCGTTCTACAACGCATTCGCCAAGCAGAACGTCAACGGCATCTTCGTGCATTGGCTCGAAGGCACGTACACCGACCAGACCGACTACGTGGACGAGCTCGCCGCCCTGCCTGACGCCAACGCCGCCGCCGCCGAGGTCGAGCGCAAGCTCTCCAAGTTCGGCGCCCACATCCTCCTGTCCAGCGAGGTGACCGACTTCTTCACCGCCCTCTATGACTGGGCTCGCGGCAAGGCGCA